TTCTTTCTAGGAGTAATCCTAGTAAGCCGATCGTCGACGTTCCTGTTGCTCTGGTAGAACTCAGGGAACTCCCTGATCTCTTCAGAATAGCAGGTCGTACGGTTGCACAGAAGATAGCTAGCGGAAATCTGAACTATCAGTTCGGATGGAAGCCGCTATTGAGCGACCTAGCTGGTTTGCTAGGCGTTCAGGCATCTGTTGACAAACGAGTAGCCCAACTCTCTCGTCTTCATGAGAAAGGTGGAGGTTCATTTAAAGCCGATGTCGGTACAGTCACGTTGCCTGGTACAAAGTCTCTTTGGGCGTTCCCGCCCGGAGGAGGCATTATGTACGTGAGGCATACGGGATTCTGTCGACGGTGGATCTCTGTGTCTTGGATTCCTAGTTATGATCCTCGTACAGAGATTCCAGATCTTAATCAAATCCGTCATCAGGCCTTTCGGTCTGTTCTCGGGTTGACTGTTGATCTATCGACTGCTTGGGAATTGCTCCCGTGGTCGTGGTTAGTCGACTGGTTTTCTAACCTTGGCAGCATTCTTGCTGCCAGGCGAAATCTTGTCGGCTTCGTCCCGGGACCTTGCTACACTATGACTCATACAGAGCGTCACTCTAATTTTGAATTAGAGGGTTCGTCTGTATTGTCCCATTCTAAACCGTACCTTCACCAAGTGGTTAAGGAACGTGTGACGTCTGGGTCGTCTAGTGTGTCAGTAAGCGTGCCTTTCTTAAGTGGAAGGCAACTCGGTATACTTGCATCGCTTGCAGTCGCAAGGCGATGATCCCTCAAAGAGCGCGTTGTGAAACGCCCTCATGGAACGTCGTGAGACGCCCCGAAAGGAAATCATGCTCGCAGATCCGCAGACCATTACGGTTAATTCTATCGCCAAGAATTTGGCGCGTATTAACCAAGACAACAACGGTGCTGTTTATCGGCTCCGTTCTTCGACAGACGAACTTGTCCTGACTATCAAGCATTCCGACGGTAAGATTTCCGGCGGTCAGTTTGGTGAAGGACACGTTGTTAAGGTAGAGTATACGGTCTTCGCGACCTCTACTGTACCCCAGCTTCGCCTGGCCACGTGGCTCGTCATTCAGAATCCCGATGGTATGGACTTGACTGTCGTCAAGAACCATGTTCTCGCTCTGTGTGCCTTTGCCACGTCTGCGAACATTGATAAGTTCCTGAACGGTGAAAGCTAAGCTTTCTTCAGGTTCTAATCAGTGGTCGAGGTTGTCGTAACCTTACGGTTGCATGGTCACTACCAGGACGGATCAACTCAAGCCCAGAGGAGTTTGAAGTACATGACTACAAATCCTATGGGGCATGAGTTCCTCCTGGGAGCGTATAAGGCCCTTTACAAGGACATTATACGTTGGATTCCTGAAGTGAATCGCAAGTCGCTCGAGTGGGATCAAATCCATCTTGAACGCCTTGTTTTGGACAGAGGTCAACGGTATTTCACCATTGATCTCCCTGAGTTTGGGAAAGTTTTCGAACAATCCCTTGCCTCAGGCTCACTCCGCAGTCAGTCAATACCTGGCTTTCACAAGCTAGTGACTAGTCGCGGTAACGACGCTAGACCCAGACTCTTCTGGGCGCTCTCGTCGAGAGTGTTCAAATATGACGGTACTCTTCGTGATCAGCCGTGCTCTACCTCGATCTTTTTGATTAGACAACTCTGTTATCTATTCAAGAAGTTGAAAGGAGAGTGCAGTGAGCACTTCAAGTTTGCTGCTATCGCTGATCTCTATTCTGTCGAGACAACTCTACCAGAGCCTTCCCTTGATTGGGAGGACCCTATTAGGGCTCTCACTTGGAATCCTGCTTGCCACTTCGCCGATGGTACGCCCTGTGCTTCTGCACTGGCTGACGTCGATGGAGCAGCGGGTAGCATCCAAGAAACCGGCAACGGATTTGGATTGCACTTACAGCGAGTCTTCGACTTGCTTGGATGCGCCTTTCCACTTCTCGAAACCGAACAGATAAGAGGACGTCATGGACCCGGTGCTGTTTCAGACGGTACTAGGAATGGATCAAAGTATTCATTCCCTAGTTGGCCAGCTAAGCTTCAGTCTCTTTTTCCTTTTGATATGCATGCTTCCACCAATTTTATGGTTGATGGCAGCTCGCCTACCGATAAGGAAGTGGATTCTAAGCTTATCTGCGTTCCAAAGACGCATAAGGGACCGAGGCTTATCGCCTCAGAACCTATTGCTAATCAATGGATTCAGCAGGGCATTAAGGACTTTCTGGTCGAAGGCTTTGAGCGGTCCTATATTGGGACTTCCATCGCTATATCCGATCAGACGCAAAATCAACAAATGGCGCGTATAGCGTCATTTGGTGGTTTAGCTACTATAGACCTTAGCGCCGCTAGTGATCGTCTGACATGTTACGTAGTTGAGAGATGTTTCCGAAAGCGTCCGGATATTCTTTCAGCTATGATGGCATGTCGTACTCCAACATTGTTCAACTGCCTCGATAAGAAGCAGCCTGAGCGTCTTCAGCTGAAGAAGTTCGCAATGATGGGGTCAGCACTAACCTTTCCTGTTCAGTCTTTTGTTTTCTTTGGAATTGCAGTGGCTTCGGTCCTTTGGGTCCGAGGCCTCCGCGTTTCTATCGAGAACATTAAGAGTGTACAGTCAGAGGTAACGGTCTACGGAGACGATATCATCGTCCCCGTTGATTCATGCCAGGTACTAGTGCAGTCATTGACTGCTCTAGCCCTCAAAGTCAACAGTGGCAAGAGTTTCTGGACTGGTAAGTTCAGAGAATCTTGCGGGACTGACTGGTATAACGGAGAGTGCGTAACTCCCTGCTATATCAGGTCCGACTTTGACCCAGCCCACCCTAGCTCCCTAAGTACGATAGTAGAAACGTCCAACAACTTCTATAAGAAGGGGTTGTGGAGTGTTTCTGATTACCTGACTTGTAGGATCCCCTATCGCTTGCGTCTTAAGCTTGCGATCGAGGATGGGAGTGTAGCCATCAAAGGCTTTTTCAGCTTTATGGGTACTCAAATTGACCACTTGAGAAAGCGGTACAATAGGAGCCTACATCGCTGGGAGTATAAAGTTGTCAACATGGTTGCGCAACTTGATGCTCCAAGGCCTGATGGGATCGACCGTTTACGCCAGTATTTTACTGAGACTCCAGATCCCACCGTGAGGTGGGATCCTAGAGTCAACGGAAGATCGGTCCCGGTTCTCCGGGAGAGGTACGCACCACTGTATAGTGGTGTATAGGAGGTAGAC